GATTGATTAATTCCTCTACCTGTTATATCGTTATTTGTTTGCTGTATACCAGTTCTAGCAATTGATATTAGAGGCAATATTAGTGCACGATTATGATCTCGAATTGGTTTTTTTCTTTTTACGATTTCAAAGCGCTCACCAGTTGCGAATATAATTGGAATTTCTAATATACCATCTTTTTTAGTTTCTAGTTGCAAACCTAATTCTTTATCAAATAATTTAAATAATGACTTATCAACGTCTTCAATATTACATGACGCAACATATTCATCGGTTTCAGGTATGCCAGTATAGCCAGACGCAAGACCGTTTGTTTTTTCTGCATTTTTCCTGGTTACCATTTAATTAATCCTCATCATAAAAAGAATCGTTAGCGTCTGTAGCAGTACCTCTGGGGGATACTTCTTTTGGACCTGTTATAGGAGCATCAAGAACATTTCTTTTTTGTAATTCGCGAACATCACCAGTCTTCTCACCATCGACTTCTTCGAATCCTCTTTCTTGCTTAAATGGTTTTCGATCGCTATAATCAAAATCAAGCTCGGCATGAGAACCATCTGGAATATCTGTCGAAAATTGTCCTTTTCTTGCTTCTTTACCAACAATTTTAATACCTGTTTCGTGTTCACCTTGACCAAACACTGCATCAAGCGTAAATATACCGACAATTTCAAAGAATTGTGCACGATAACTAAAGAAATCACCTTCAGTAATTGTTATATTTTTATCCAGCAAATCTCTTTTGTGTACAAAAGCCTCAATTGTTGCAAAATTTTCTTGTCCAAACTTTCCTGTTCTTAATTCATTATCAGGCACAGAAATTAAACATTTAATTTCAAGCGGATTTTCAAATACCTTATTAACAGCCTCTTCGTAGACTTCATGAATATCAGATTTTACTTCAGATATTGCAAAATAAAATATTGATTCACCAACAACATCTTTCATAAATTCTTTTGTTATATCTGAAACAAAATCAACTTCTCTTTTTGAAAAAAATAAACGCGACATTACCTATTATCCTGTAGTTATTGCCTTACCTAATGGTACAGGCACTGTTTTTAATTGGCGGATAAGATTTTCAGCCTTATCTGCTTCTTGAATGGCTAATTTGTCGTACGTTAATGAATCTAATAATTCTTTTAATTCGTCCAATAATCTTGTTTTATCTTCTCTGGCTTGAGATATTAATTCAGGCCCATTTAGCTCAACCGTAGCACCAGGCATTGGAATTGAACTAAATTTTGATCTAACCAATCCTAACAATTCTTTTGCTAAAGCATGTGCGTATTGACGAACCCATTGTCTGCCAATACTATTTATGTTTGTATATTGAATGTTTCCAAATGGAACGTTTGATACATTTGTAACACCGTATACACTACCATCATCATACGCAGTAGGATTATACGGATCAGGCATCGGAACAACACGAACATATAGATTTCTTAGGTTGGTGCCTGTTGGTTTTGGAAATATCCTCAAATTACTACCTTGTACAGTATAACTATAATTTGATCGTCTAACGCGTTGGGATACGTCCATCATACCTGCTCGAAGAATATCTTCAAACACAGGTAAAACATAAAATATTGTTTCTGGTGTATAAGATTCAAATGAAAATTCATTATTTAAATAATTAATTGCAGAAGATGTATCAAAAAATCGATAAGCCGCAGTAGGAGAAAAATGCATAATTTCAACAATTCGCATCTTTGATTTTTGTGATCCAGATAGCGTACTATAATATACGTTATTATCTGAATCTAATAATTCTGTATATAAATTATAGTCTTGTTTACTACCAGTTAGTTCTAGATGACACAACACCGTATCATATGATCCACCAATGCCTGCTTCAAATGAGTATGGTTCTGCTTGTCGTTTTAAAAATTCAAGTGTTTCACGTGCTAAAAGCCCTGATTGTCCAGAGCTGCCCGTTGCAAAACTTCCTGTCGGCTGCCCTATAAGCGTTGCCAATTGGGATTTTGTCTGGTACTTATTAACCATTGAGCCAAATTCTGTTAATGACTCTTCGAAGCATGCCCAAATTTGTTTTTTTGTTAATTCAACACTTATAACATCATCGCCTAGTTTTCGCTTTACAAACAAAACTAGAGCATCAGCCTCTGCCTGAAACTCACCGTCGTTATCATAAAATGAAAATGGCGTTGGATTTGTTGTTTGTGCGAATGTACTCATAATTAACCTATTGCAATGCAAAAAATATGCATGCTATTCTATAAGTATCATTCTCATATAGAAGAATTATAGGTTATTCATAATTAATTTTGCCAGAAACTTCTAAGATATTATAACTATTACCATCTGACATTAATGTAATATATGAACCTGCTTCAGAATTAAATTCCAGCTTTGAATATACCATATTATCTTGTGAAAATATATTTGCCATAGTACCAGTAACTTCATGCATATACCCTGAAGAATTAATAATTTTAATTACGTTATTTTTATTTTGAATCGGATCTTGAACCTGCAGCGTCAAAAAAGTTGTACCTTCAAGCGTGTATGTTGCGGCTGTATTACCTAATTTTGTAAATAATTCTTGAATTATTACATCATTATCTGTCTCAGCTTTTACAGCTATTGCTGTCGATTTATTTTTTTTAGGTGGGTCAATTACCCGAGGAACGGTTCTTGATACTGAATTTGTAACTGTTGATGCCATAAATTTATATATACAATATTTTCAAAAAAAATAAACTATATGTAATTTGAATATTTACTGGCATCGCGATAACCCATATCCATGAGCCGTCTAACAGTGTTATTATCAAAATCAAGTACATGAACTTTATCATGTAAAACTTCTTTTGGTCTAATTATGCGGATTTTGACATTATCAAACTTAGGTTTTTCAATTATAGAAAACTGATTATATAACCCAATTGCATGAAAATCGGCCTTCATAATCCTTTCATGCATCAATTCATAGCTTCTGTACGCAACACTAAGAAGTGACCATAAGCCTTCTGAAAGTTTCCAATCTGGTGATGGAGTACCTGAACATGATATAATATCAATTTCTGTTGCACCTAACGCTAATGCTTGCGCAATCGGAGTTAGGACTTTTATACCTCCGTCGATCCAAAATTTATCGTTAATCTTGACAGGCTTCATCAATATAGGTACACTAGCGCTAGCACAACACCAATCAAGTAAATTATCATCCTTTTCAGATGCAAAATATTTTTGGCCGTCATTAAGACACACTGCACCAACCCTTATTTGTTTGTTTGAGTCTCTTATTTTTTTAATATCAAAGTCTTGCCTGATTAAATCGTGTAACGGAGAACAGTCATATACTGCTTGGCGCCACAAAGCAGAAAGTTTTCCAAACGGTTCCCAATCGCGATAAATATTTTCTTTTGAAACATTTTTCCATTTATCATAAAGTAGCTGATATGATTCGCGGGGGCTACCAAACTGTGTCAACCCAAGTTGTAAAACATTTATGGCGCCAACACTGACGCCACATAGTATGTTATAATCTTGTTCATCTTCATAAAGCCATTTTCGTAATACTCCGACTTGGTATGCGCCTTTGGCACTACCTGCCGACAAAACCAAGGCTCTGCGGGTATCACTCATTTATTTGAAATATTGGCTTTGACATATACTCTATTAATATATATTATTATTTTAAATTTTTGTGTATATAAAAAAAAGAAAAGAGGCAAATTTCTTTGCCTCTTTCTTATTGCAGATATATAAAAAAAAGAAAGGCCACCTTTCGGCAGCCTTTCTTATCAAGATTAAACGTTATCTAGATTAGATTAAGTTCATATCCATGATGGTTACAGTTCCGTAAAAATCACTGCGAACCATCTTCTTGCCGTAGCGAGTCATTACACCCTTACGAGGTGTGAAGTCCTCTGGCCCGAAGATTGTCGGTGTGACAATTAGTGGAACATACGGTGCATATACATAACCTGTTTCAAGGTAACTACCACCCTTATAACCTACGAGAACCTTGTTCTGCGGGAAGTAAGGATCCTTGTATACTGTGAAACGGTTTGTTAATGAACCAACTGGTTCTGCACCAAGTGAGAACGGTGAACCAACCTGACCGTTGCTGTCAAGCTTGAGATTAGCCTTGTAAAGAAGGCTGTTCTCGAACAATGTACATACATCTGGTGATGTAACAACAAAGTTTGCTGAACCGCGAAGTGTCTTACGATGGATTGTGTTAGCAACGTCAATGATTGTCTCGGTGAGAGTCTCATACCATTCACGAACCGTACCGGTAAATGCCGGGCCGGAAGCGAGTGATGATGACTTTGTTGCTTCTCTACCTGTTTGCTTGTTAACAATCTTGCCTGGTGAACGAGACCAGTAAAGATTTGCACCGTTTGCTTGTGTAACAAGATCGTTAAGAATCTCACGATCGATTTCGAGAGCGATTTGCTCTGAAAGGATTTGTGTGAGCTCTACCTCTGCATCCAATGAATGGTATGCATTGAGATCCTGCGCAAGTTCCGGAGACCACTTAGCACGTAGCTTACGAGTTGTTGCAGTAACAGCAATTGACTCAATCTTGATGTCAATTTCTGGAATTGCTGCACTCGGTGTTGCCGAGAAGTCTGACTCGAATGAAGGAACAGCAAGTGTTGAACCATCGGTTGAATCAACATCAAGTGAATCCGAAAGAGCTGCTGAAAGAGCAACAGTTGTACTTAATGAGCCTGTTGCTGCTGCATTTGCAACCTTACAGACAAACTGTATGTGCGTACCATTCAGCGCATTAGGTGTAAAGACACCAGCTGAAAGGTTACCGCGCTTATTGAGACGACGTAGGTTTAAAACGCCATTTCCGCCCTGATAATCTTCGCCCCATGCGGAACAGTTACCAAGACCGTTTGTAATTGCCAACTGATCAACTGCTGTTAGATCAGCGCTAGCAATCTGCGCCGTAATAGCTGCTGTTGTAAGGTGAACGAAGACAACATCAAGGTCGCCCTCGGCAATTGCTGTATCAACCTGCGGATCAAAGCTCGCAAAGCGTGCATTTGAACCTGAGAAATCAGATGTTGCAGCAACCGTCGGATTAGCTGCAAGGCCAGCTGCAGTTACTGGCATTGAAGTACCTGCAACCGAGAATGTACCAACATTATTAGGTACCAATGCAACTGCATCAGAACCTGAGTGAACCTTTGAATAACCTGAACCGACAAGGTCATGCATACCGCCAGTGGCCAATGAGCCAGAACGAACGCCTTTACCTGTTGGGTTGTTATAGATTGATTTACCCTTCATGTATGTTACTTCGTCTGAATCACCTGTAAGATTCGGACCTGTACGACCAACATTGCTACCATACGTGTAATCAAGATAGAACAATAGGCCTGAAGGAAGGCTCATTGCCTGAATTGATACTAGTTCATTTGCAACCAATCCACCGAATACACGACGAACGATTGGAAATGCAATGTTTGAAAAACCACGGACTTGACCGCTTGACGTAAGAGCGCCGCCGCCAGTTGAAAGTGAATTGGCCTCACGCAATAATTGAGCTGCCTGGTTCTCGAGAAGACGTGCCATCATCTCGCCTTTTTGACCATTTTGCTCCATACCGCGTAACAAACCTGTACGATTCCACTTTTCAACCAAGCGGTTGTTATCGTCGCCTACGTTTCTATCTTTAATGCCAGTCATTAACTGGTCTAGACTAAAACTTTTACTCATAATAATATACCTTAAAATTTAATTTACTTAGTTAATCCCGCCAATTTTGCCCATCTCTGAGCTTCTACACCCTCATTAAGATTCGCAGCACCAGTGCGGGTGGGCTTAGAAGATGATCCAAGCACACGTCTTTTGCTGCGTGCAGATTCATTTACCTTACGTAAATTCATTGAATCTGCGAGATTGTTATAGATAATTTTAACTTCACGCAAACTACGCGCTTCATCAAGTCTTTCGGCAATAAAAAGTTTTTGCTTTGACGTGATATTTTCATTCTGCAACAGTTTGTTTGTGTATAGAAGTTTGGCGTTGAACAGATTTGTTTCTGTCAACTTTTTACGCAGTTCTGTAACTGCACTCTTGTATTTTTTAACTTCGTTTACAAGAGTATTTATCTTTTTGTTTGCGCGGCGGGGGGAGCGTTCTGCCAATTGGCCATTACGCTTCATGCGGCGGGCTTCAAAACGTGCACGGCGTGATTCCATTGCCGGCGCCTCTTCAGCCTCTTCAGCTTCTTCAGCCTCTTCAGCTTCTTCAGCTTCTTCAGCTTCTTCATCGGCTACAACTTCAACTTCAACATCATCTGTGTCAACAGCTGCTTCGTCACCAAGATCAACCTTAAGAGTAAGCTCTTCTTCGTTCATTGAACGTGCTGTGCGAAGTCGATTTAACTCTTTAACAAGTTCTTCTTCGTCAATTTCGAGCATTGTATCTTCATCCATGTCCGTTTCGTCCATGTCTTTCATCTCTTCCATATCTTCGGCTTCTTCAGCCTCTTCGGTAGCTTCATCAGCTACAACTTCAACTTCAACATCACCAGCATTGACATCGACTTCGTCTCCTAAATCAAGCTTAAGCATGACCTCTTCTTCATTTAACATCGCTAACTCCTTGTTATTTATTTCATTCTTGACTAATTGTAATTGTTTATAAACATTTTCCAAATTGTTTTCAAATAATGCTAAATTATCTTTATCAATGTTGGACTCTTGCATTTGTGAATAAATGCTTTCTGTTCGATGCAGTAGTGCGTCGACATCACATAACCTGCTGCCTTTAACATCAGCCGACAATTCATTAACAAGTGTTTTTAATTCCTGCAATGTAATTGAATTATGCAAAACTTTTGATGATTCATTTTTTTCTTCATCTGTATCGTCTTCTTCAGACAATTTTTTTGTTTCAATAGGCATATCATCTAACGGGTCGACTAGAGGTGATACAATTTCTTCACCATTTAGTTCGTCTGCTTCTTCGTCCGATACAAGGAATTCACCTAAATCAAGCGTTATTTTACCGTCTACAGCTATTTCAACGCCTTTTGCACTGGTATCTGTGTTATCATCACCTAAATCGTTATCATCGATTAAATCCAACAATATATCTTCTTGATCGTCAGTTTCATCATCAACATCAAGTAATTGTTTTTCTACCAATTGTTTAATTTTTGGTGTAATTGCATCAATTATAGCATTTTTGGCATTACTCTCGGCAACCTGTTTTAATTGCTCAAGATCTGCTAGCGCTTCTTCATAAACTGTTTTTGACATAAAAAATACTCACTTAAAACCATATATTTATTTCATAAATATTAATAAACAATAGAAAAATTTAATAAATTATAACTTTTATCATGAATTATTAAAATTTTTATCAATATTTAATAAACTTTTTAAAGAAAAATAATCTTTTTTCTTCTTTTTAGTTGGAATTGGCACTGGCCCTGAGAACCATCCTCTTTTTGACCCTGCCGAATTTTTTGATGATCTAGGTTTCATAACATAAATCATATCATCTTCATTAATTTCATCATCATCCAATAAATCATCATCATTAACGTGCGTTTTATATGGAAAAGTTGGTTGGGCACGATATAAAAACATCTTGTGTTTAACGTTTGATGCCGGAAAAGCTATTGATCGAATATATTCTCGTAATATTTCACGGCTATTCATCAATATTTGCTTTCTGCGATTTGCCTTTAAGTAATACATCGCCAACCTCAATATTAGAGTTTAACGACGACTTCTTAACATTTGAAAGGTTGTCTAATA